GCCTCTCGCTCCAGACGATCCACTTGGCCCCTCAAATGGCGCAGTTCAGCGTCATGCGCTGGCGTTAGTTTCTTCTTCATTTAGCCTCTCCTTCAGCAGCTTTTTGCGGTAAAATTTAATCTGCTCTCGGAGGCCAGCATTGTCAGCCTCCAAGCGTTTGTTCTGTTCGATCACCATCTGATATTCATCTCGGTGTATCAATTTATCCAGCCTCCATTTTGTCATTGGTTTCCCATGTATTCGTGAGAATAAGAAAAAACATTTCTTGGCACCCAATTAAAATTTCTGTTTTCACCTGTCAAAGACCGAATTTTCATATTTTTAGAAGTCGATTTCCATTTGGCAGATTTATTTCGGTACTCTCCCATTCTTGGGTGGGTGGTTTTGCTGAAGTATCTCTTACCTTCTTCAATATGAATTTGACCTATGGCGTCACTCATTCGGACACCTATTCCCAACCCTTGGTAATCAGGCAAGACTACGGTTCTATGTCCTCTGTACGCATTTTTCAGCGTTCCGCTGGGCATCGTTAACACTGAGGTAAATCCAACGACATCTGATCCCCATAGGCATACCCAGTGTTTTGCACTTTTATTGAGGTTTCCGCAGAGATAGTGATGGTCGCGGAAGATTGACCACGCTGCCGCCCTGCAAGGTATGACTTCCAGTTTAATGTCGGGACGCCTAAGACACCCCCTTGAAAGAAAATCTTTCGTTAGAGTATCATAAACCCAATCAGGTTGAAGCCATTCAATTATATCGTAATGGCAAGAAGCAAATACCACTGAATGTATGCCACTGCCTTTTATATATCGGCTCAACGCTGCGGAACATGACTTAGCAACTGACCGATCAACAACGCTGGTAAATTCATCAACCACTGCATTATCACTTAATTGTCTGGCTAAATTCGCTCTGTATTTTTCGCCTGTAGAAAGTATTTTATATGGTCTGAACCAAGCTGGAATGCTGTTCAATCCAACTGCGCTTAGTTTTTTTTGCGCGTCATCTGCGTCATTAAAATGAGAAACTATTGCCTTGTTGTCATGCCACTGTGGCGCTTTTTCTTCGCCAAATAGTTTGAGCATAGTGGACTTTCCACTTCCAGACGGCCCGACAATTAAACCAATTTTAAAATCTGTCGGCAATTCTAAAAGAGTTGGAACTGCACATTCAGAAATGCCATTGAAATCATAATCAAAATTTCTAGATACTTTTTCAGTTATTTCGTCTTGTTCTATATTTTTATATTTAAGAACTTTATCCATCCAAAAACTCCAGCACTTGCTTCGACGCATCGCCTGCGCCCTTTCCAACAATTACAGTGTGGCCCACTGATCTCAGATATTCGATAACTTTTTTCTGGTCGGGAGACAGCCTGCCGCCCGTGGCCCTTTTCATTTCCACCCACAAATTGCAGGAGGGGATATAAAGATCGGGTATCCCTCTAGTGACCCCCTCGGCCTTCAGCCGTGTCGCCACAGATATGCTACGCTTCTCACCGTTTGGGATCGCAAAGATCAGCGTGTGCGGATATTTGGCGCGAAACCAGTTCACAAACCCCACCTGTTCTGAATGCTCAGAGTGCTTAAAACGGTATGTCTTCGACACCCCAATCAGCGTATGGCCCTTCTTGCTTTTCAATTTTTCTCTCCACTTTTTTGTAATCGAACTGCACAACCTCAAAATATTTCGGGTTGTGTGTCGAGGGTTTTATTTTAATTCGGCTGGGCCAGTTCCAAAAGTGACACTCGTCCATTGCCTCGTCGGTTGTGTCAGCCCCAGAGGCCAGCAGTGACCGCCGCGCTTGGTATCGACTGGCCGCATAGCCCCCGTGATCTGGGCAGAGCCATTCGTTTACAGATCGCAGACCAGCGTAATACGTGACCTTGATCGAATCAGGCTTCCCCGCCTTTCGGTGTCGATGATAAAGAACACTGTCCACATCTACCCATTCGGGTTTTGCTTGGCCCGACAGCATGGCACCATCATAACTGCTGGAGCCGTGATTTAATGTTGGGGGTGGAAACTCATGGCCGCAGGCGTGGCATTGGAGTGCCGCCGCAAAACACATCGTCTGGCAAGACTTGCATTGTTTCACAGGTGCTTTACCTTCAGTCACCCCTGCGGATTTATCTTTGGGTTTTACCCTATCTATAAACCCCAAACGCTGTACATTCGAGCCGAAGTCCAGAATGAGGGCATCAGTCTTTCCTTCGGCAATCCTAGTGCCACGCCCAACCATTTGGACATACAACCCAGCAGATGCTGTGGCCCGAACCAGCGCAACAACGTCTACGGCAGGGTGATCAAATCCAGTCGTTAAGACGTTTACATTAATTAGGCAGCGGATTTTGCCGCTCTTAAAATCGGCAATGGTTTTCTGTCTTACTTTGTTGCTGTTGCCGCCAGTGATCACAGCGACCTCAATGTCGTGGTACTCAAACTCATTTGCCAACATATGCGCGTGATCGACGCCGCTGCTAAACACCAACCAACTTTTGCGATCCTCGCTCAGTTCCACGATTTCTTCGACAGTTTTTCTCACCAATTCGGGATCGGACGCAGCCGTGGCAAGGTCGCTCTCAATAAACTCACCGCCCCGTTTTTTGACGTTGGTCAGATCGATCTGGTTCAGACCACCTTTACTAATGACAGGCGACAGGTAGCCCTGCTCCATCAACATATCTATTGGAATGTCATGGGCGATGCCGTCGAAGATAGCGCCCTCGCCTTTGTGGAGATAGCCTGTGTCGAGCCGGTACGGCGTGGCTGTCAGACCCACCACTTTAATCGCGGGGTTGCACACTTTCAGATCAGCAATAAACCTGTTGTATCGCGTCTCAGTGTTTTTGGGCAGCATGTGCGCCTCATCGATTAAGATCAGGTCTGGTGCAGGAACGATGTCATAGGCGCGTTCCCAGACCGACTGGATGCCTGCGAAGGTAATGGGCCTGTCTAAGACCTTCTGTTTCAGCCCCGCACTGTAAACGCCGAAATCAGCATCTGGATACATTTTCAGCAGGCCATTGGCCCCCTGCTCCAAAAGCTCTTTGACGTGCGTCACAATCATCACACGGGTGCCAGCAAATGACATAGCGTCTTTTACGATCTGCGCTATAATTGCCGTCTTTCCTGACCCAGTGGGTGCGACTATAAGAGGATTGTGTCCTGACTTACTCGCCCAATAATTGTACAAGCCATCGACAGCTTCTTTTTGGTAATCGCGTAATTCAAAGGTCATTTTACAATTTTCCCCAGAAAGTCATCAGCATCTTTTTGCGCTTTCAAGATTGTCTTTTGGCTCATAATCGGCACACCTATTTCGTCAGCGTCCAAATCGGCTGAGATGTTATCTGCAACATTATTGGACACACGATCTTTTATTTTATGCCATTCCAAATTTAACCCAAACATTCCAAGCAGCACCGTAAAAATGCAGGCCATTTCTTCCTGCTCAATTTCGTCTGGCAAAGTTAAATACAGAGCATTAACGATATCCATCATTTCACTTGGCGTCTTCATTAAACTTCTCCCTCAATTCTTCGCTATTGTCCTGATTACGAATGACGCTATGTGGGGTCTGATACTCGACGAAATCATCTCCAGCGTCTATGATCTCCCAATCGTCAGGCACCATAAATGGATTAAACAGGTGGCCCCCCGCGCCCTCCTTGCGGCTCCAAGTGCCGTCTTTCTCTGGGGTGCTGTGGGCGTCCGTCCGATCATTAACTTCTGGCAATTCACCACCGTGGCAAATTGGAATGTACGAGCAAAAACGACAGGCAAACTTTGACGGGTCGTGACTGATTTTAGACGGTGGCTTTTCGTCAAAAATGATATTGCTGGCCTTGTTGATTAGCATCTCACCCTCGGCCCGATCTCGCTTGATCCGCTCAGAATAAATCTCATCTGTGTTTTTGTTCACGGCAAAAAAATAGCAACGATCAATGTCAGCCAGATGCATTCCAACCTGACACTGCGCCCAGTATTGTGGCTTGCTGATCCTGACGCCCTTCATTTTTGTTTGGGCAAACGACTTGTCGTTCATCGTTTTAAATTCCAGCGTATGTGGCTCTTTGCTTTCTGGAAAGCCAATTCCAATGCCGTCCAGCGACAGAGCAAAATGACCACCACAAGCCGTGTAATTAATCTGCTTGCCCGTTTCTGGATCGACCTCCCACACCTCGACACCAATTGCTCTCAAGTTTGCCACGATCCGCTCCTCCTCGCGGTCACCCGTTTCAAACAGGCGCAGCATACGCCCCTCAAAACTCTGTGAGCTTGCGTGGCGAAACTGATACCACAATGCCCGACTGCACGGGTTGCCTATCTGTGAGCCGCCCAGATGCGCCCTGTGGCCGTTATCGCGGCTGGCCTCATAATGTTCGTAAATGGCCTTGACCGTGGGCGATGGATTATATTTCTCAAGGTTCATTTAAAACAGCTCCCCCTGATCAATATCGCTAGGCTTCCATGTAATATCACAAAGTTGATAGCTCTGAACGTATTCAGCGAACTTGGCTTTATGAAATTTTCCTGATGGAGTAATCTGTTTTAAATCTTCGACAGACAGATGCATTTGCTCTCCCTCATGGTCAATAATCAATCCACCCTCGACAATTGCATCTTTGAGTTCATAATCTCTGACAGAGACAAATTTACCCAACCATAGCTTCTTCACAAGTTTACGTTTCATCTTGGCTCCTCTCTATTTGTAAAATGGGGCAGCAAAAGCCGCCCCATCGTAAAACAGATTATCTTTTCCAAGGTGGCGCTGCCGCCGCCGCTGGAGCCGCCGCAGGGGCCGCTGTAGCAGCACCATTGGTTTTGGCACTTGAGTACCCCTTAATCTCATTAGAGGCGCTGTACTGGCCGTCTGCGGCCTTGACCGCCACCTTCACCACCAGAGGCTTGTCGTGCAGTTCGCTGCTGTCTTTGGGCGTCATAACGCCCGTTGCGTGACAGATGGCCGACAGAGTGCGCTGTGCTATGTCAACTGCAATTTGGTTCGGATTATTTAAATTCAACCGATCTATCAATTTGCGTCCAGCATACTGGCCCTCAACAATCTCCAGCCCAAGCTGCAAATAGCTGCCAGTCATCGCCTTAGTCGGCTTTTCCTCGCTCTCGACAATTACTGCCGAATAGTTTCCCGATGGTAGCGGCTCGTATGTTGCGGCTGGTTCAATAGCCGCTGCGTTAAATCCGTTCAGTTCCATGTGAGTTTTCCTTTTCTACTCTGCTACAAAATCTGCAAATGGGTTGCGGTCAAACGTGAAGGCCAGAGGCTCACTGATGTTAAACCGATTTTTCGTTACGCTCGACGCCTGTGGGTGGCAGATGATTTCTCGCTCACCCGTCGAAATCGCACGTTTTTTGTCGCCGTCACCGCCACGAACAAATGTCTTCAGCCTGATCAATCCGACCAGATCGACGTTGTCTGTGTAGTGGGGTATCGACTTCTTGTGCATACGCACGGTGTATCGTGCGAAGGCGTCCATATCGGGGAGGTCGAGCATCTCAGTATCGGCGTGTCCGATAAATATGACGTTCATTCCTTTCTCGTAGGCGAGTGATCCCGCCCAGTCTCTGATCTGGCGATGCTTCTCAGCCGCCGTGCTGTAGCCAGCGCCGTAACCGCCGCCAGCCTGATTAATAGACTTAGCCTTGGGGTCAGCCGCAACAATCTCTGCTTCAATCATCGTGCCAAGCTGGGTGATCGAATCAATCACCAAGGTTTTGTGGTCGTGCTTCTGGGTGGCAAGCGCCTCAATCGCGTCCAGCACGTCCTGTGTAGATGTTGCCAATGGAAAAAGGCTGACGTTGTCATTGCCTGCAAGACTGGCTGTGCCATCCTCCGTCCGAATGAACACCGGGCTTTTGAACATAGCTGCCAGTGTAGTCTTCCCCATTCCACCTTCGCCAAACAGAGTGCAGATAATAGGCCGCTGGCCGCTTGGCTTGCTCAGTGTTTTTAGATCAATCGCCATTACTCAACCCTCCCAACTTTTTTGTTTTTCTTTTTGCAGCAACATCTCTTTCAAAATTGCCTCTTGAGTTTCAACAACGTGTAAAAAGTCGTATCCGTCATGGACGTAATTGAAGATCAACATTGAATTATTGCCGCCCAAGTGTTCATCACCCATGACAAACCGCTCTATCACTTTTACGTGATCTAAATTGACAATAACGGTCTGTGTCTCTTCCATAACTTTTTTTCTCAAAGTAACCCAACATGCCATTACTCAATCCTCCATGCTCTGAAGCTGCCATCTTCCTGCTGTTGGCAATGCACCAGAAGACCCATGCGCTTGGCTGTATTGCGAATGGATGTAGCGTGTGTCTGGCTCTCAAGCTGAACGCTGTCGCCAACTTCCATTTTATCCAGCAAGTCTTTCCACTTGCCCGACCTGACCCGCGAGGGTGCCGTTATTGGCACCCCCTTCTCAATTTTAAACATTACCAGTCCCTCCCAAAAACAAGGCTAAATACCTCGTCCAAAATTTCATCTATGCTGCGGTTCATTTGCAAACTCCAAGTCTGGGTGGTCGCGCCACCGATTTAATTTACGCTCTAACCTGATCTGGTCTGGGCTTTTACTTTGGCCGTCCATCACAGTGACGGAGGCCAAAGCAGCAATTAGCATCTCAAGCTCGACATCAGTCAGGCGCATTATTTAACCTCGACAATCTTTCGATCTCTTTGCGTTGCTCTTCCAACAACAATGGGATTTTCATGTTTCCCTCAAGATTATCTTTTAAGGCTTTTGCCCTTTCGCGGTCTTTCCTAGTGAAAGGAGACAGCATCCCTGTCGAAGCCAAACTAAAATCCAACGCTTCTATTAAAAGCTCAGTGTCGCTTGCATTAAGATCGATACGCATCAAAGCACCTCAACTTTGACGCCAACCTTGCCAGCTTTGGTTTCAAAGGCAGGCGCGATTTTTGCCCACAATTTAGGTTCGTGAGCCAGCAAGTAACGACATCCAGCGGCATCCGCGCTGATTGTGTGTTTCACAGGCTGCAAATGTGCAGGTATTTTTTTCGATACTTTGTCCCACACAATAGCATCAACTTTGCGAGACACAGGCTGTGTCAGCGTAATCTTATGGCCTTCAGTTTTGTGGGATATAGAGCCTTCCTCTTTGGCTTCTAAAGCCGCTGCGATTTGCTCTTCAATCGCGTGGCGCATTGCGGTCAGCGCCTTTTCTTCTGCCTTAACTGCCAACCAATCGGCGGCAAGACTATCGACAATGATATTGTCCATTTCCGTTCTCCATTTTTCACATTCACTTTTTCTACACGACGATCTTTACTAAATGCTTTGCAGCATGTAAAGCTCTTTTTTGAAAATATGTAAAAAGGATACTACAATGGACAATATGATACCTCTTGAGACCATACGGGACGCCCTGCAAGATCGACGGTTGACCGTTGTGGCAGAGAAATCTGGGCTGTCGCACCCCACCGTAAAGGCCGTGGCGACAGGCAATGAACGAATCAGTCTGAACACTTGGAGGAAGCTGTCAGAATATCTCACCGTATATAAATAGAGGGTCAAAAAAAATGACTAACGTGGAAGAGTATTGCGAGAAGCTGGGCTGGTATTTGGTCACAATCCCAGCAGGGACTAAAGGCCCAACCCGCTTTGGCTGGCAAAAGCCAGAGCAGGCATTGAGCGATCCAGAGAAGGCGCGTCTGTATTACGAGCAGAACCCCACCCATAATGTGGGATTGCTGCATGGGGCCAGCGGAACGTGCGCCGTTGACATCGATCATGTGGAATACACCAAGCTCATCTTTGAAGAACTGGGCATAGATTTCTCAGAGCTAATGCAGTCGGCACCCCAAATTATTGGGCGCGAAAATCGTGGCAAGCTAATCTTCAAGGCACCGCCCGATCTGATTACCCATAAAATTAGTTGGCCCGTTGAGGGCGATCCCCGCAAGACCGAAGTGGTCTTTGAGCTTCGCGCTGGGGCCGTGCAAGATGTCCTGCCGCCATCAATTCACCCAGATACGGGCCGTCCCTACGAGTGGGCAGGTCGTTCAATATTCGATGGATTGCCAGAACTACCGCCACAGCTTCTCACAATCTGGCGAGAGTGGGATAAATTTCGGCCACAGATGCAAGCCATCTGCCCTTGGCGGCGTGAGCCAGAATTTCAGCCACCGCGCAAGCCACGGCCCAAGAACAATGACGGCACGTCTGTCATCGACGCCTTCAACGAGGCCCACGATATGCACAGCCTGCTAAAACAGTACGGCTACAAGCAGACCGCCAAGGATCGATACCTGTCGCCAAACAGCACGTCCAAACTGGCGGGGGTGAAGGTGTTTGAAGATGGCCGCGCCTTCAGTCACCATGCATCCGATCCCTTTGACAGCGCCCACAGCTTTGATTGCTTTGAGCTTTGGACGCAGTACGAACATATGGGCAACGTCACCAAGGCGGTGAAAGACGCCGCTGCGTTTCTAAACGTCAGCAACAATCCAGATTACGAATACGATCAGGAGGCCATTGAGCATGGCGCAAAGGTGGCGGCGTCCATTATGTCCAAGCCAGCAGCCAAGGCCGAGCCGCTGGGCAATATACCAGATCATCTGCTGTCGATACCGGGCGTTCTGCAAGACGTGGTCAACTATTATTCGATCACCGCCATCAAGCCGCAGCCGCAGTTTGCGGTGCAGGCGGCTCTGGCATTTGGATCGGTTGTTATGGGGCGTAGGTGGGTGACAAACCAGCGTAATTTCTCATCTTTGTATCTTTTGAATATTGGCGAGACAGGATCGGGCAAAGAACACAGCAAGACCGTGTTGGAGCGGCTGTTGGAAGAGGCTGGGCTGGAAGACCTGATCGGGCCAGCGGGGTACACCAGTGGGGCGGGGGTGATGTCCACCCTGACCAAAAAACCAGTTCACGTCAGCGTGATTGACGAGATGGGCCGTATGCTCAAGTCAGCAGCGGCCACGGGGATGCAGCACAAGGCAGATGCGTTGACTTCGATCATGGAGTGTTTCGGACGAACAGACGGCGTCATGCGGCAGGCTGGATATGCAACCAATACAATGAAGGCCAGCGAGGCTGAGAAGCTGGAGAAGGTGGTCAGGCGTCCATCACTGACGCTGGTGGGGATGTCCACCCCTAGCGAATTTATGAAGGCAATAGGCGGGGGCGATGTGGCTTCTGGGCTGCTAAATCGCTTCCTGATCGTGAAGACAGATATCGGGGTGCAGCTATCGCAAGAAATCACAACGTCCACAATTTCAGAGCGGCTGAAGGCTTGGGCCAGCGATCACGCTAACGCCGTTAACGGCACGCTAGACCCCGGCTCCACTCACGATGTGCCGCCCTCACCAATGGAGGTGGCATTCACATTAGAGGCCAAGGCGATCCTGAGACGCTACGAGGAGCGTCTGGTGGATGCCATTAGGGCAGAGGCAGGCACTGGGCTGGAGGCCATGTACAATCGCTCTAGAGAGATCGCCATGCGCCTGTCACTGATCATTGCGCGGTCTATGGGACAGGAAAGTATCGGGCTGGATGCAATGCAGTGGTCGATAGATTACGTCGAGCATTACGCTACCGAGACCATCAAAATGTTCAAGGCCAATATGGCAGACGGCCCCTTTGATGCCTGTTGCAAGGCGGTATTTACCAAGATCGAAACAGCGGGTCTGGGGGGCATCACAGAGAGCCAGATCACGCGCAGCGTGGGGGCATTCGCAAATATGGATCGGCGCAAACGTGGAGACGTTCTGGACGCGCTGGCGAATGACAGGGGCATAGAGTGCCGCAATCTGAACGAAGGGAAGCGGGGCCGTCCGACGATGGCTTGGTTCGCTCCAAGCATCCAGTGATTAACTGCATGAATTATTGCATCATTAAACATTGGGGTATTTGTCAATGATTTCAACGGGGTATGTATTTTGTGTATTTATTGCATTTTTGCAGTACCTTGGGGGGCGTCTATACTCCTCACCCTCCACCCCCCTCATACATAGTTGGTGGGTAGGGGGTGGGGGGCAGTAATACACTATATATATAATAATAATAATAATAATAATATTATATATATAAATAAGGTACTTAGGTCGGTTCGATTTATTGCATTTACTGATCTGCAATAAATAAGCAGAAAATAAAGTAAATAAATTAACGATGGCCCTTGATATATCCTTAAAAGTATCTATTTATAGTGTGTAAGAGAGAGAGGAAGAAAAATGACAAAACTCAGTGAATATGACCGCGAAGAACTGGCCTACTTAAAGTGGGAACTAAACGGTGGCCCAGAGCGCAAAGCCGCAAAAGACTTGGCAGGCATGGACAGCGTCCTTGCTGATGCTGAAGACAAAGGCTGGGAAATCCTAAAACGCTGGACTGATAGCGATGGATGGGGTGGATATTGCGAACACGTTGTCCTGATGAAAGGCGATAAAATCGTCAAGGCTTTTTATCATTCTGGCAACAAAGGCTTGATGAAAAGATTTGAGAGCGGCGGTGCTAGTTCATGGGAGGCAGAATAATGTCAGGCGCAACTGCAGCAGAGTTTAAAAAGTGGGAAGACCACGCCAAGAGCGTGGACTACCACGCCCTCGTCTTTATCATCGATGATTGCCGCAATGCGCGGGAAGCCATGAAAGGCTGGAACCCCGAAAAAGAAAACTTCTATGCCGATCAGGGCATGACATATTCAGACGAACTCAGGAGGAGGATTAAATGAACCAAGACGATCTTGATACGCTCACAGAGGTGCGCCAAGAAATTAGGCGCATCAATCAAGCCGCAATGCGAACCATCTTCAATCCAGCAGCAACAGAAGCACTGGAAGAATTAATAGAGAAAATTGGTGAGAAAAATGATAATTCGACAGTTTAACTATCCGCTCTTGGATGATGTGCTGAGACAGCAAGAACAAATGCTGGATGGATTGCATTTCGATAACGCAAAAAAATGCGAAATCATCGCAGCAACAAACCAAATTGCATCAATCAAAATCGCAATCGAAGTGGGAGAGGAATACGAAACAGACTTTTGAAATAAACTTTGCAGAAGGTAAAGAAAAAACTTGAACATATAAAATAAATCTCTATCTGTAAGTCACAGTCAAAAAAGAAAGGAGGTAAAAAATGAAGACAAGCGTCAAAGAACTCTGCAAAGGCAAAACCAAAGCAGAAATTCGTGAACTCGCAATCGAAGAAATTCTTCCATTTGTGAAAAACCGCGAAGAAGCAGTCTACGCATTCGATAAGCTGCAAAAACTCTACAACGAAATGTAATGCGAAAGGGGGCGGTAAAAACTGCCCCCTCGTCAAATCAATCAATGGGAAAAAACAATGAAAATTTTTAAAAAAAATAAAGAACCTTTGATTATGGATTGCTATACGCATTCAACATATGCTTACAACCACGCTAAAATATCTTTTGGAAAAGATTACATTCCAGATTGGTGGAAAAACACACCCCAAAAATGCCCCGTGAGCGGCAAATCAACAATAAAAAATTGCAGGGCATTCTCAGAATATCACAATAGTGGAATTGTTGTGCCTTTGTGGGGGGAGTTAGAAATAGAAATTAGCTCAATTAAAGAAAATACATATAAATGGGAATTTTCTAATAAAGACATTGATGTCCAACAACATTTAACAGATCAATGGGATGGTTTTTCTCAAGGAAAACGCCATAATTTTAAATTAATTTCACCTTGGGCTATAAAAATGCGTGAAGCAATTCGCTTCAGTTACAGCCAACCTATTTGGAGCCAAAAAGAATTTTTTGAACATTTTACTATTTTGCCGGGAGTGTTGGAATTTAAATATCAGTCATCTGTTGAATTGAATTACATCGTTTGCCCAAAAAAAGAAAAGGTTGTATTTCGGATACCCGCTTTGACACCTATGGTTATGATGCATCCAATGACTGAAAGAAAAATACAAATTCGACATCACCTTATGAACAAAGAAGACCTGTCTGTTTTGCATCATGGAGGAGGCATGGTGTTTAGGGACAACAATAATATGGCAAGTTTCTACAAAAGTAGAAAAATTTTCTGGGATAAAGCAGACAAAATAAATTCTGCCCCCTTAACAAAAAAAGCGAGATGAAAATGGAAATGATAAATTTATTCCCAACACCCCTTGGGATATTCAATCTGCCAGAAATAAATGATGAAGAAAGAAAATTTCTTCTTTCACAAAAAAAACGAAAAAATTCTTCCAATAGAACAAGTGAAAATCATTATCTTCTGGAAGAAGAAATTATGAAGCCACTAAAGTCTCAGATAGAATATTGTGTGAGTGAATATGCAAATGAGACTTTGGCCCAACAAGATCAAACTAAAATTGCTATAACACAAAGCTGGACAAATTATAGCAAAAAAGATGAATCTCATCACTCACACTATCATATGAACTCAGTAATATCTGGGGTTTATTATGTGGAAACAACCGATGAAGACACAATAGTTTTTACAAGCAATAGACAGCAGGGGAGCGGAGGAAGTGCAGACAATTGGACGAATTTGGGAGTTGGAGAACCAAAAAAAACAACAGCATATAATTCTGAAAATACTTGGGTATATGCTGTAAAAGGGTCGCTATTTCTTTTCCCATCAACACTCTTTCATTCTGTTTCTCCAATAAAACAAGAAAATCACGAAAGAGTTAGTCTATCTTTCAATACATTTTTCAGAGGGGAAATAGGAAGCAAAGATAGGTTGAACCATTTATTTATTGGAGAGTGAATTGCCTCCTCGTCAAAACAATCAAAGGAAAAAAACAATGGAACTTCAAAAAATTCACGGGTTAATAACAAACATAACCCAACACTATTCAGCTTTCGCTGTAAACACAGAAGGCCAAAATACCTTCATCACCAACAACCTCGCACGGTTCCTGCAATTATCTGTAGGCGATCAAGTGTTAATGGAAGTCGTGCCAAATCACCCAGACAAAGCGCAAACAATACCATACCGCGCAGTCGGTTGCGTAAAGCTAAAAGAAAGTCTGCCAGAGGAAAGCCCAGAGCAGCCAGAACATGGCGTCCTGACAGAAATTATTGAGCGGCAAAAACAAACGCCGCAACAAATCGCGGAAGACCTAAAGGCAGTGCTGAAAGCCGCAGACACATACCTCATCACGTCCGAAGTGATTGCAGCATACCGAGAAGACAACCCAGAACATGCAGCCACAACAGATAAAGATATCAATAACAATCTGGCTAGAATGCACGGCAAAGGCAAAATAGCCAAGGCAGAAGTGTGGGGAAGCCCAGAGCAATCCAAATGCAGCTTTAACCTATGGGCGCATAACGTATCAAGGTTCACGCTATGAGCCTTGAACGCATCGAAGAGTTGGGTCAAATTCTGTCAAAACTTGACCTGACAATCTCACATATGTTGTCATGCAAAATAACGCCCGATGACTTTCCAGACCTCAATGACGCACTCACAATGCTTGAAGAGGCCAGAGGAATGCTGCGAAAGGCATATCAAAATGTCAGGACAGAATATGACGCCCAGTGACCTTGAAAAAATATTTCAGCAAATGCCGCACAAAATAACCAACGTGGATATCATCGCGCTGATCGCAACCATCATCGATGGATATGATCTGCAAGACGATTTCACAAGAGTAATGGAGGGCGTGGCAGAGGCGCTTCTAACCATGCACGATGAGCCATGCGGCTGCGAAATGTGCATAGCAAGACGGGAGGGAATGCATTAAATGAAAACTGTAAAATTAACAGACGCTGAGATCAGAACGGTTAGCGATGTTCTTGATAATTATGAGATGGATCATCAGCATACGGACAGCGGATGGAAATATAGCGGCCTATCAAAATTAGAAATCAAACGATTTTATAGGGTGCGAGAAAAGCTGATCGGCACACCAATGCCAAAAATCAATCAGGACACTTGGACATGACCAGACAGGCAATCAAACGAGAGCAGTTCAAAGTGAACCACCTGACATTTGAACTGACCGACACGACCTACGCAGTAATCGCTGGGGAGGCCGTACACGAAAAGGATCGCAAGCCACTATTCACGGGCGTCATCACCAAAGGAACCGCAACAGAGCTACGCAGGCTGGCTCACCACTTCGATGAACGGGAGGATAAATTATGATCGTTAAATCTTGGCAATTTAGAGGCTACGAGTGGAGCCAAGACATGCCAGAGTGGCTAAAGCCAGAATGCTCCAAACGTGCAGGAAGCCCACACCTCTGGGTTCACACGCAGGCTGGAGAAGAAGCAGCAGCGTCAGGACAATACATCGCCATCAATCTGAGAGGCCACGTCAGCATACACAACACAAAGCCAGACGGATGGGTGAAAGAAATTATCGCAGGCGTTGCCTTCACAGTCATTGTCGCAATTGTCGCCATCGCAATGCTCTCCCTTTAATTAACGTCAATTAACGGGAGTTGACACAAATGTTTTTGATTGACCCAGAATCAATGCATGATAAAACAAACGGGAAATCGAGGATGGTCTCCTTGAAGTCGGTTAGATTGAGGCTCAAAGCAATGCTAGTTGTGGAGAGTAAATATAGCTTGTCGTAGTGATAGCTGCGGCAGGCTTTTTTTATCACAAGAACGACAACCCTTTTTTTTAATTTAATTTTGTATTATATGAAAATTAAAGGAGGGCCGCATTATGGCGAAAAAAACAACAAAGAAACAACCAGCCAAAAAATCTGTCGGTAGGCCAAAGTTTGAAATCACGGAAGAGGTGATGTCAGAGGTTAAAACACTTGCTGGGCAGGGATTGACTGTCGAACAAATCGCTTCCTGCTTGGGTATTTCACCCGCCACCTTCTACAACAGGCAGGCCGAAAATTTAGAGTTTTTGGAGACTATAAAAAAAGGCAAGGCAATTGCCCTCTCAAAAGTTACCAATGCCCTCTTTGAAAATGCTGTGGTCGAGCGGGATAATGTCGCCATCATTTACTACCTAAACAACAGAGACAAAGAAAACTGGTCGAACAAGCATGAGGTCGCAACCACTGTCGAGCATAAAAATGTAATAGATTTAACAAGGATGAGCGATGACCAACTCAGCGCAATTGCATCAGCTTTTAAGCAAGCTGACACTGGAGCAAGTTCAAGCGGAGCGTTACCGCAGATCATTGAGGGAGTTTACGAAAGCCGCATGGCCGACGATTGAACCGGGATCAGAATACACTTCTGGATGGCACCTAGATGCAATCAGCGATCATCTTGAGGCAGTTATCGATGGATCAATCAAACGCTTGATTATCAATATTCCCCCACGGCATTCAAAGTCTATCTCAACCGCCGTGGTGCTGCCAGCGTGGACTTGGGCTACACAACCATCAAAGAAGTTTCTCTATGCGTCCTACAGCGCCTCTCTGTCGATCAGGGACAGCACCAAGTGTCGCAGGCTAATCGACAGCCCGTGGTATCAGGCGCACTTTGGCGACAAGTTCCACTTGAGTGGGGATATGAACCAGAAATCAAGATTTGAGAATAGCGAAAACGGCATTCGATTAAGTACATCAGTTGCTGGCTCCCTAACTGGCGAAGGCGGCGACTGTATCATCTTAGATGACGTAAATAACGTTGTAGAGGCCGACAGTCAAAAGGTCAGGCAGGGCGTCATAGATTGGTGGGATCAGGCCATGCAGAGCCGCCTAAACGACCCTAAAACGGGCGCGTTCATTGTCATACAACAGCGCGTTAATGAGCAAGACCTCACGGGACATATTCTTGCAAATGAGCTAGGAAATGAATGGGATCATCTATGCCTGCCTGCCAGATATGAGATCGGCCACCCTACTCCAGTGAGATCATCTCTCGGCTTCACAGACCCACGCACAGAAGAGGGAGAGCTTCTATGGCCTGAGAGGTTCGGAGAGAAAGAACTATCAACTCTAGAGCGCGGTCTTGGCTCCTACGCAGCCGCAGGGCAGCTACAGCAGCGGCCAAGCCCCAAGGGCGGCGGTATCCTCAAGTCAAGTTGGTGGGTGCCGTGGGAAAAAGAAAATTTACCCGACAATATCGAATATGTAATCCAATCGTGGGACACAGCCTTTGAAACCAAGGAAAGCTCCAGCTTCAGCGCCAGAACAACTTGGGGCGTATTCAAGTATCAAGGATACGACTGCGCCATCGTGCTAGAGGCGTGGTACGATAAAGTTAACTACCCACAGCTACGCAAGCTGGCGCAGGAGGCATACGATGACTGGGAGCCAGATGCAGTCTTGATAGAGAAGAAGGCTTCGGGAAGCAGCTTGCTGCATGATTTGAGGCAGGCAGGGGTGCCAGTGCTGGCGTACAGCCCAGACCGAGATAAAGAAGCTCGCGCACACGCCGCATCTGCCCTGCTGGAAGACGGCAGAATATTCTATCCCAAGCGCAAATGGGCCGAAGATTTGATCTCAATATGTGCCGCCTTCCCCGCTCACCCAAATGATGATATCGTTGACACTTGCACCCAAGCATGGCTAAGACTGAGAAAAGGATGGTTCTTAGGCCACACTGAAGACCCCGACGAGGACGATTATCAAGAACCGCAAAGGATAACTCTATATGGCTGATCCAAATGTAATCCCGTTTGCCGAAGGCGCACCCGCAGATGACCTGATGGTCGAGACCCTCCCAGACGGTGACGTGCTGATCGGTGATCCAGAGCTTGACGATATCGAAGAAAGCGACAGCGGCTTTGACGCAAATCTCGCAGAAGAGATCGACGCACGGGAGTTATCGGCCAAGGGCGCGGAGCTTGTGTCGTATTACGAAAACGATGAAGCCGCCAGAGACGATTGGAAGTCACGCTACAAGGCAGGGTTACGTACCTTGGACCCAGACGGGGGGCTAGATGAAAGCGAGGACGAGAGGGCTACCCGTGGCCTGTCCATCGTTGTTCACCCCCTGATCGCAGAAGCAGCAACCCAGTTTAACGCCAAGGCCATCGCAGAGCTTTACCCGTCAGGTGGCCCAATCAAGTCGGTCATCATTGGTCAGCCAGACGAGGAAATCGAAGAGCAGGGCCGCAGGGTCAGAGAATTTATGAATTATCAGATCACAGAGGAAATGCCCGAATACTTTCCCGATCTGGATCAAATGCTGTTTCACCTACCGCTGGTCGGCCAGACGTTCAAAAAGGTTTGGTGGGACGTAAACCTCGACAGGCAATGCAGCCAGTTCGTCAAGGCAGAAGACTTCTGCGTGGCACCAGAAAGCAAAGACCTCTACACATCCCCACGCTATACTCACCTCATTAGAATGCCGAAGAACGACTACAATCGCTATGTTCAAAACGGCTACTACCTCCAGACCAGCGATGCAGGCAGCGACGATGTCGATCCAGCCGACAGCGTTATTGGCGAAATCGAGGGCGTTGATGAATACGACGATAGCAACGATGACATAATCACACTGCTGGAAATGCACGTCTATGATTTGTTCGACGGCATTGACGGCGAAGAAATGGATGAAGAGGATGAGGACGATAATGCTGTCGCCCTGCCTTATGTCATTACCATTGATTACGACAATCAAAAGATCGTGTCGGTCAGGCGCAATTGGCGCGAAGACGATGAGATGAAAAAACGCCGTGACTGGTTTGTGAGCTACAAGTTCTTGCCGGGTTTGGGATTTTACGGCTTTGGCCTCTATCACATGATCGGTGGGCTGGGCAAAGCGGCGACAGGATCACTTCGCGCTCTGCTCGACAGTGCCGCATTCAGCAATATGCAGGGTGGGTTCAAGCTGCGTGGCCGTGTTACTGGCGGTGATGTGCAAGTTAACCCCGGTGAATTTGTCGATCTCGACAGCACCGTCGATGACGTTAACAAAGCCATAATGCCACTGCCGTTTAAGGAGCCGTCAGGGTCGCTGTTTAATTTGCTGGGCTTTATGGTCGATGCAGGCCAACGCTTTGCATCCACAGCCGATCTTAATGTCGGTGACGTAAATCCAAACGCCCCAGTGGGATCGACGGTTGCCTTAATTGAGCAGGGATCGAAGGCGTTCAGCGCAATTCACAAGCGCCTGCACTACTCGCAGGGCCAAGAATTTAAAATGCTGGCGGCTCTAAACGCAGAAAATCTGCCAGAAGAGTTTACGTTCTCACGGGCTGGAGCAGCCGAAACGATCTATGCAGCCGACTTTGATGACCGCATTGACATTGTGCCTGTGTCCGACCCCAACATCTTTAGCACCGCCCAGCGCATCGCGCAGGCACAGGCCGTGCTGCAAATGGCGCAGGCAGCGCCTCAACTTCACGATATGTACGAGGCGTACAAGCGGATGTATGAGGCGATCCGCATTCAGAACATCGATGAAATATTGAAAAAACCAGAAGAAGCTGTCCAGATGGACTGCATCGATGAAAATATGAGCGTGATGTATGGCAAGCCAATCCGCGCCTTCATTGAGCAAGACCATGAGGCGCACATCGCGGTGCATATGCAGTTTCTGCAAGACCCATCTTTGGCTGGCAACCCCGGCGCTAAAACCATGCAGCCGATCTTAATTGCACACATCGCAGAGCATATTGCGCTGCTGTATCGCCTGAGAATGCAGGCCAGTGTGGCAATGCCACTGCCGCCACTGCCCGACTTTAAAGACCCCAACTTTAAGTTTGAGGACGTTGATCCAGAGCAAGATCGCCTAATTAGCCAACGGGCCGCAGAAGTGGTCAGGGCCGCACCCCAGATGAAGCAGATCGAAGCGATCAGG